AGATATTTTCAAGTCAGACCAGCTCTTGAAGTTTTGGCCGTCGGCCTCACAGACGGCCAAAGAGCGGGTTCTGGCAACGACCCGTTTCGTGATTTACGCCACGTGCATTATGTATCTCATTAAACGGGACGCGCGTGTTTTTGCGCTGGGTATACTGGTCCTGGCGGTCCTGTATTACCTGTGGACCACGAATATGATAACTGACGGCAAGATTCGTCCCCCTTATGGTGAGGGTATCCAGACGAACGCGTTCCGTAGCCAGGTGACGATGCCGACGCTTGACAACCCTATGGCGAACGTCTTGCTTTCGGACTATGTTGATAACCCGGAGCGGCCGTCTGCTGCGTGGTACCCGAGCGTACGTACCGAGGTCCAGCAGCAGTGGTCCAAGATTCACCCGTTCGAGCGCCTGCGTGACGCCGAGCGCAACTTTTACAGCGTGCCCGTGACGACCATTCCGAACGACCAGACGGGCTTTGCCGAGGCAAGTTTCGGCAAGAAATTCGCACCCATGTGCAAGGACCAGGGTGGTCGTGCGTGCGAGCCGGATAACTTCAACTTCCACTTCCCGGAGGTGACCCAGATGCGAGGAGGCAACGGTCGTTAACTTTTTCCTACCTAATACTAAATGTCGTGCGGTGCACCCCGTCTTGACACTTCTCCTATTATGCTTCAGACCGGAATAATGCTGGGTCCGGCTCAGATTACCCTCGAGGACAAGACGCAAGTCGAGAGCCTGCTGCGGGTCCGTACGACGACCGCGTGGCGCAAGGACATGACCGAGAAACCCTATGATTTCCCTAACCAGTACTGCACCCTGCCTATTCGCTGGATGCAGTGGAACCCGCGCAACACCTACGCGGATGATCAGAATAACAGATTCGGACAGCGCTACATCAAGCCGTGCAAGTGAAGGAAATTTAATATACGTAAACTAATAATGGACCCACTGGCCCTAGCAGCAGTTGTTGGTCTTGTGTTTGCTGGTAAGAAACTGAGTGAGGACGATGGTCAGCTCTCGGTTCCTCAGCCGCCAACCACTCGATCCCTTACCCGTGGTGATATCGATCAGATGGCGAACGCCCGTGATCACGCCAAGGATGCATTTGAATTCCAAAATATGAACCCAGAGCTTGGGCGCCGGATTGGTGACATCCGCCTCAACCCCAAGAACACTGGCATTCCGTCCCTCCAGGACATGCAGCCGAACGCCAATCGGTTCCCCAATGGTGAGCCCGTCTATAACCTGTACGGCCGCGAGTACATCTCGAACAAGATGAATAACCTGCAGCCCATCGAGCGCCAGCGCGTGGGTCCGGGTCTGGGAGTCGGCCCGAACGTTGCGGCGGCTGGTGGTTTCCACCAGTACTTCCGTGCACTTCCTACGAATATTAACGAGGAGAAGCTCACGACCCTCGAGGGCCGCGAAGGTCCGGCCGCCCACTTTATCCCGAGCGGAGGCCCCGGTGGCCTCGGCGAGGTGACGCACGAGGCCAAAGACACCAAGACGTGGTACCGTCCCCCAGCACAGACTCGCGCAGAGGGTCAAGGTGGCGCCATCACCAAGCCGGAGGGCCGGCCTGAATTCAACAAGACGAAGCGCAGCACGAACCGTCAGCAGACTGGTATGCGCCGCGATGCACTGGAGAACGGCCCGGCCCAGTATAACGTGTACCAGCCGTATGGGGTTGGCGACATGGCCACTGATAAGGCTCTCACCCGCTGCAATGATTTCCGTGGTAAGAAGGACCGCGAGGGCAACCCGGGCCGCATGAACGTGCGGGACAGCCCAGTCAATGCAGGTGGGGCTATGACGAATTTACGATCGGAAACAGTGCCGTTCCCAGTGCCGCCTATGAATGCAGGCCGGTTCCAGAACTATGTCAAAGAGGACTTTTACCGCTTCGATGAGAAGAAGGGTAAGTGCAACCCACTCGGCTCTGCACGGAACCTGGATGTGGCCATCCAACAGCTCGAGAAAAACCCCGTGGCACTCCCACCCCTGGCGGTTGTCTGAGCCTCAGGCGCGCCGTCTCAAGGCGGACAAAAAAATATAGACACAAAGTAAATGAGCGGTGGTATCGTTCAACTTGTCGCAACTGGTGATCAGGACGCTTGGCTGACCGGCAAGCCCGAGATTTCATTTTACCGGGCCAACTACAAGCGGTATACCCACTATGCCAACACCGTCGAGCGTCAGCTTATCCAGGGTCAGCCTGTTGCTGGCGGCATCTCGACCATCCGGTTCGAGAAGAAGGGCGACCTGCTGAGCTACGTGTACTTCACAGCCCGCGACTCCAGCGGCTCCCTGGTCACCAGTGTGGACTGGGCCAAGGTTATCGACAAGGTTGAGCTGATGATTGGCGGTCAGGTCATCGACACCCACGACTTCGAGTACATGACCGACATCGAGCCGGTGGTTGGTGCCCAGACATTCTCCCAGCGGTACCTGAACAGCAGCAGCGCATCTCTCAATAGCCAGCGTGCCGCATTTTTCCCCCTCAAGTTCTTCTTCTGCAAGGACTGGTCCGTCTCTCTGCCCCTGATCGCCCTGCAGTACCATGACGTGGAGCTGCGCATCACCTGGTCCACGACCCTGAACAGCACCATCACGTTCGGCCCGACCAATTACCCGGTGGTGTCTGCCATTCCCCAGACTTCCGCAAATGTGGTTGTGACCTCGACTCAGCTGCAGTCCGTTTCCAACACCTCGAACCTGGTGTTCACCCAGTCGACGGGCCCGCTCTTCCCGGGTATTGCTCTGTCCTCTCCCACGGGCAACCTTGCGAACGCGGCTGTGATTCAGTCCTTCTCGAACATTTCTGGCCCGACACAGACTGGCTATTCGAACGTGGTGGTGGCTTTCGCCAACGCCGCCATCAGCAACATCTGCTCGGCCTCTTTCCAGGGTGTCCTCAACGGCTACACGCCCGTGGCGTCGGCTCTGACAAGCACGGCCGGCAACCTGACCATCGCATCAGCCGCAACCAGCTGTGTGCTGACCCTGTCGCAGATCACGTCCACCACCGGTCAGTTCGGCATCCAGGCCGGTCAGTACGTTCTGGGTCTGCCTATTACCGGCCCGGTTGTGGTGGGTGGTGTGGGGCCGGCAACGGCCAACCCCATCACCGGCGCACCGGCTCTGACGGCCAACCAGGTCTTCCTGACCTTCCCGGCTACGCCCGCGGGTGCCATCACCATTAACCCAGGTGTCATCTCCTTCTTCCAGGGCACCTCCCAGCAGACCACGACATACGCGGGTCTGCAGCTGCAGTGCTGGACCAACTACGTGTACCTGGACCAGAATGAGCGTGATTTCTTCGCCAAGAACTCTCTGGACATGCTCATCACCCAGGTGCAGCGTGTCAACCTGAGCAACCAGCCGGTTCAGGAGCTGGCACTGGCTCAGCCGGTCAAGTTCCTGGCCTTCCCGGTGGTCAACTACACCAATGTGTACGCGAACGGCTCTCAGAGCACCTACTCTGCTCTGTTCAACCTGAAGACCCAGGTGAACGGTACCGACGTGGGCGAGTCCAAGCACGTCCCCCAGTGGGCGGATGTGCAGCACTATTTCCACACGCCGTTTGGCTATGTGCACAATAACGCCATCGCCCCGGTGGCGGTCATCCCGTACTGCCTGGACACCTCCAAGCTGCAGCCGACCGGTACCCTCAACTTCTCCCGTCTGGACACCTACCGTCTGGTGGTGCCGGCGACCCTGCCCAACGGCCTGCTCGGTCTGGCTGGCCCGGTCAACTACCCCGTTCAGTACCTGTACGCAGTCAACTACAACATCCTGCGCATCAGCCAGGGCACGGGCGGCCTCCTCTACGCAAACTAAATACCTTCGTAAAAAGTAATGCACTGGATATTCTGGGCTATTTTAGCCTGCCTCGTGTTTATGATGACGTACAACCCACGCACGGGAAATCTCACAACTTTTTTTGCTCCAGAAATACCAGTAGAGGATGGAAAAGACACCTCGAGAGCGGCATAAAGCCATAGCAATACCTGTAAGCACAGTCAACGATGTTCCTTACTTCCTCATCGTCCATGATCGGAGATACCGAGAATGGACGTTCGTGACCGGCGGGTGTCGCCGACGTGAGATTTTCAACCCACTTCGGTGTGCGGTTCGAGAACTCGAAGAAGAAACACGCGGAACGATAAACTTAAAGAGGGGTTCATATTCCTACTTCAAGTTTATCACGGATACACCTGAACCCAGAGATATCGAAGATGGAGTCGAGGTTGTGAATCACTACCACGTTTACATTTTTGAAATGCCAATGACCCCAATTGAACACAGACACATCATCAGGAGATTCACTGATGAAAAGGATAAAATGGAGAGAAGCCAAATTCCTTTCCGCAAAAACTATGACGAAAATGACGACTGCAAGTTTGAGACCCTTGCCAGTATATCAAGCCGGCCTAATATTTGGCCTATGGTCAAAACTCACGTCCTTGACAACCCTGATTTCCACCAGGCTCTCAAGACGACCCACAAGACGCCATTCAACTTGCGCTGCTGACGCGCTCGTCGTGTATAAATAAGTCCTGTGGACATACTAGAATATGACTCGTTCAAAACTCGAGTTTGCGAAGATCCTCGCGAGCCTTCGGAATGATGGCTCAGATCCTCAGAAACTTGCCGAAGAAATGACTCTACGTAAACTTTGTTATGAAATTGAGAAGCTCGAGGGTGAGAAAGAGGCTGCCCCGCCAGTCGAGGCCGCCCCACCGCCTCCTCCAGAGAAGAAAGCCAAGCCATTTTGGTCATTCCTCACACTTGAGAGCTCGTCGGATGAAGAGTAACTTAGAGCAATAAGCCATTTATTTAGTATGATTCAGAAGTGGCGCGTCCCAAATGGCGCCGCGACCCACCTTCTCATGGATGGTGGGATGCTCAATGTACCTCCGGAAGAAACTGAAGAATTCTACCGGGCATACATTCAGGCTGTCAAGTCAGGAACAAAGATGTATGTGGTCGAGCAAAAGACTGAACGCTTCAAGTTCTTCGTGGACCTAGACTATAAAGCCCCTGAAAAGTTATCAGATACCGACTTGGTCG